TGAAATGCCAGACCCGGTATTCCCCTTCGAACAACAACAACAGGTTGCGCCGCGTCCAAAGATGTTTTTTGGGCGGGATGTACTCGATGACCCGCAAATGTTTCCAACTGACGACGTCTGCAAAACCGAAGTGTGGAATACGCCCACGAAAGGCATGGCTTCTCCTGATCCATGCATACGATTTGCATGCAGTCGCGAGCCACAGCCACATGGCAACCAACCAGCAATTGGCGAGTCTCATGACAAAATCCTTGGCCCGCGCCTTTCCTGGCCGTCGGCGTTATCCGGGTATTTCAAGTGGCACGCGATCAGCAGTACGAGCCCTGCCTCGAACAGGAGAGTTGTCACGACGCCCAGCAGGAACTCAACCATCGACAGGAATCCCCAACAGCCCGGCAAAGGGACGGAAGACGGGCATCACGTCGTGACTTCCCTGGTCACGGCGACCGCTCCTGCCATCAACAAGGTCACCTCCCCGCCAGGGCTAACCATTTCCAGCTCGTAGACACCTTTACTCCAGGAAATAGCCGCCGTGTCCGTGGCGCTGATACTCAGGGCGATGGTCTTTGCACTGTCATCGACCGTCAACCTGCCGTTGGCAACGGACAAAAACATCAGATCGGTCAGGTCGATGACCTCGTCTGCCGCGTAGGTCGCGCCGGCCACCCATTCGCTCGTCGTCGACTCCGCGGCGGTGGCAGCCCATGTCACAGCCCCGTCTGTGCCCGGTCCTGTCGGCTTGACGTTCCCCGAGACGCCGCCGACGACACATTTGATCTGGACCGGCGTCAGGTTGGCCTTCGCCTTGAACGCCATGCGGGCGCCGTACCCTGATAGGTCGTGGGGGGTGTGGTATTGCAGGAAGCCGGTATTCGGCGTGTGCGGCCTGAAACCCACCACGTTGATGGCGTTCAGCTCGAGGGTTGAGGCGTTGATGACCGTCGCCGGGGTGTAATCGCTGTCGCGTGGCGGCCGATTGAGCGCATTGATCTCGGTCATCCCCTTGACGCCCGACAGAGCGCACCGCCACCCGCTGGGCAAACCGTGACCGGGGACCGTGAGGCGAGCCGCGCCAAAAGACTGGTCGATGGCCGAGATCGGCCTATAGACCACCGGCAGGGTTTCCCAGCGGATAATCTGGGTAAAGGTCTTACCTTGCCGCAGGATCAGGTCTTTGGTGAGGGACATCAATACGCCCCGATGTCGTAGTACTGCTCCGCCGCCCAATGCTCGTCGAGCGCCGCTCTCGGAGGCCCGAATTCAGCGGTGAACTGCTCCGCGAAAAGCTGTCCGCGATCGCGGTCATACGTGTCCGCGTCCGGCTTCGAATACGCCAGATGCTTCATCCACTTGAGCAGATGGACGTGATATCTAGGCGAGATCTCCGGGAAGTCCTCCTCATTTTCCATCTCCCGCAAGGGCGTCCGGATAACGGTGGCTTCGAGCGTGTCAGCGGCCACGGAAGGAGGCCAGAATCGCAGGTATCCAGTTTGAAAATCGGGGATGGCGACGACAGGAATCGAAGGCACGGCGTTTTCCCAGCCGGGGAATTCCTCGTCCATGGCGCGCGCGCACTTGAAAATCAGCGTTCGCCCGCGCGAAGCCAATTTGGCGCGACGGACGTAAACCACCGCCGGATCAAGTGTCACGCCTTCGTCTCCCGCCACAATGTCGACCCGGGAAACGGGCGACGTCGAATCGACGATCAGCAAAGCCCGTCGGCACGCCTCCGTTTCTGCCTGGTTGGCGTAATGCGTCAGCTCGTCGTCGCTCCAAAAATACGGAGCAACCAAGTCGAACGCGTCTTTACGGAAGCGGTCGATCAGCTGGTGCAAGTTCATGCCGCGGCCTCGACCTTCGGCTCGGCCACGATGGCGGCGAACACGCGTTCGGGGGCGATCAAGCGCTGACACAGGGCCGCGCCGCTTTCCGGGTCCGCGCGGCAGAACTCGCGCGTATAGTGCAGGCGGTGGCAGGGGTAGCAATCCAGATCCGGCGGCGCCAGGGGGGCCGTGTTGCGCCAATGCTTGGTCAGATTTTCGTGTGAGCTATGCGAAAGCAGAACGACCTTGCGGTTATCCTCGAACGCGACGGCATTGAGCACGCCGGTTTCGCAACCCACGACGATATCCGCCCGCTTCGCCAGCGCCAGAGTCTCACGAATGCTTAGCTCTCCGGACAGGCGTACGACCCGCGATTCGTTCTCCCAGCCGAGCTCAAGTAATTTGCAGGCGTCGTCGCCGACCATGAAAACGCGGCAGCCCGGGAAATGCAGCAACAGTCTGGCGATAACCGCGTCCTGCCCAGGATAGAACTTGTGAATGCTCGACCCCGACAACGCCCAGACGACGTTTAGACCATCAAGCAGCAACCGCGCCCGAGCCGCTTTTTTCTCCGCCGGGGTTGCGTAGAACCGGGCATCGCGGGTATTCGGCACTCCTGCCAGGCTGGCCGTGAATTCGAGGTAGTTGTCGTTCATCCGGGCATGCCGGAGGGCAAACGGCCAGGCGTGGTTAGCCCGCCCAGGCATCGCCAGCAACGTTCCCTCGACCGACTCGCAGAGGTTGATAAAGCGCGTGAAGCGCTGCGACACGTGCGCCCAGAACGCATTCAGCCAGTGATTCGGCACCTGATCCGGATCCTGGATGAACCAGTCGTCGATGTGCGGGTCGTGCCGCAGGATGTCCTGCCCGACGGGCGTCGTCATCATCGTCACGTGGTAACCTTGCCGCTTCAGCGCCGGCAGGATGTTGGCTGCCTGCAGCATGTCGCCGAAACCGCCGTAGCGAACGACGCAGGCCGTTTTCTTGGGCTTCTGGTACGCCATGTACGGGAACTGCTGGCTGTCGTCCCGGCGCTTCCGGAAGACCTGCAGGAACGAGTATTCCCGCCCCTCGGTGCGCACCTCCTGCACCACCAGGTCCCAGCCTCCGCGCAACATTCGCATGGCGCGCACGATGTCCTGCGGTTCGAAGTCGTGTTTGTGGTCCGGGTTGGCACCTGGGCAGCCGATGTTCGGGTAGTGGTCCTTGTGCGGTAGGTAAAGCACCAGGTGCCCGCCGACCTTCACGCACGCCCACCAGCTCGCTAGTGCGGCCCGGTAATCCTCGATGTCCCCCAACATGTGCGCGCTGAAAACCGCATCGACGCTCCCGGCGTGCACGGACTTCGAGAGATCCGCGCAGTCCGCCACCAGGTCTGGTTTGTTATCCGTGTTTGGGGAGTCGTGAACCTTGATGAACTGGGGGAACGGCTTGACGTACGGGCCGCCTACGTCCAGCACCGTGCCGCGGGTGTAGGGGACGAGGTCCCAGATCGCCCCGTTTCCTGGGTGCTCAGGGGGGTATTCCGGTATCACGAAAAGCGCTTCCTCAGATAGTCGCTGCTGCATTCCCGGGCCTTGTCCAGGTCGTGGTTCATCGGGCGCTCTTTTGGGGTGCAGAAGAGGTTGAGGGATACGTAGTTGGCGTTTGCCCCCCAGATGTTCTCTGCGTTGCCCCTGAAATTTTCTTCCGGGAACAATGGGGTGACGTGCCAGAACGCGTCGTACCCGAGTTCTTCCAGGAGCAGCAGTAACTCCGGGGACTTATCGTCTCGGTCATTCTCGACGTAGAGCAGAGGGCGGTTACGGGCGATCGAGTCTTTCGCCCCCCGAAGCACCTCTGATTCCATGCCTTCGACGTCCACTTTGATGAAGTGAAAATCCCCGGACAGCGGGATCACAGGAACCGCCTCCGCGCCTTCCTGCCGCAGCGCATCGACCGATAACCCGCCAAAGTTACACTCGGCATGCGGATCGACGTCCCCGAGGGCGATGCTTCCACCTCCCGCTCCGACCACCGCCCGGTGCGCCCAGACGTTGTGCGCGTCGTTCAGCGCCAGGTTGGCGCACAGCTGGTTGTAGACGGCCCGCTGGGGTTCGTAGGCGTGTACGCTGCCCCTGGGGCCGACCAGGCGGGAAAAGAGCAAGGTGTGCGCGCCGACATTCGCGCCGACATCGGCCACCCGCCACCCCGGTTCAACAATGTCCGAAAACAAATTGGCCTCCCCCTGGGAGAACTCGCCGTAGGCGATCAGAGAACGCCCGACGAACACGTCGTTCTCGTTGACCAGCATCGCCCCGAACCGGGTCTGCGTGAGGACCACCCTACCCCCTACGAGAGAAGCTGCGCCGCGGCCTGATCCAGCCCGGCCGGATCCACAACGGGCGTCTCTGTCACTACAGGCTTGCGCCGCGGCTTTGGCGCTTCGGAAGTGATCAGCTTGCCTGTGCCGTCGAAGAACTGCCCGTCCTGCTCGAACCTCCGGCCTTCTTCGTCACCGTAGATTTCGCCAAACGCCCGGCTTCGGTCCAGCTCGCTCATCAGGCGCTCTCCAGACAGCCGCACAGCGACTCATCCGGACGGTTCGTCTTGCCCGAGAACTGCAACGGGCTTTCTGATTCCAAGGAGAAAGCCGCGTCGCTGCCGGTGTCGCCCGCGATGCCTCCCATGCGATGAACCGCGTCCATCCCGAAATCCCGGCCGTGCGTGCCCGCCAAGACCCCGGTCGTGCAGCCCCGGTAGGGGACCGGGCGATCATCGCCCTGTAGCTCCCCTGTAGGGGTGTAGGCATCACTTTCCATTGTCGCTCTCCATTTCTTCCGTTACCTGCGACGTGTTGTCCCAAAAACCTCGCGACTGAAACCCGCGCCGCGCAGGGTTAGGGTTTTCGACCGGGGGGCCCTGGACGAACATCCACTCGCGCTCGGCCGGCTGGGATGCCACATCAAAGCCTTGGGAAACCGCTTTTTGCGATGCCCCGGTCAGACTCTCGCCGCCGAATAGAAATTTCAGACCCATACCGCTACCTCCTGCATCGGGCGGCGAACCGATTCACTCAGTTCGCCGCTCGCGTTGCGCTACCGGCGGGTTACGCCGCGCTGTCCCACTTGACGATGCGACCCTGCGCCGCCACGGTATGGACCAGACCGAAACCGCCGATGTAGTACCAGGCGATGCCCCGGCCCCGGCCGAAATCGGTCGGAATCTTGCCGCGCATCTCCTCCGGCACCGCGATACCCTCGGCCACGGTATCGTTTCCGAAGAAGAACGCCTGGTTCGACTTGCCGTTGGTCCAGCCCGCCTTGGCGATGTTGGTCTGCTCGACGAAGCGGCATCGCTCGTACCGGCCGACTTCGCCAGCGGCGATCAAGCCGAAGCCCTCGGTCGTGTACTGATGCACCGATTCGAGATCGTCCTTGACCTGGCGGAACGTGCTTGGGTGTGCGACGGCGAAGTAGTCGTCCCCCTCGTACGCAGGGATGTTGCGCTCCCGCATCGTGTCCAGGATCAGCTTGACCTGCGTTTTGCCGAGCGCCACGTTGTTGGTACCGGTGACCGTGCCGTTGGTGTACAGCGTGATCGCCGTGGTGCTCGTACCGCCTGTCGGGATGACCCGCAGCGGCGTCGCATTGAACTGCGCGTAGGCGGCCGTATCGAAGGCCTTCTTCGCGTCGTTCTTCAGCACCTTGCCGATGATCTCGGTGACAGGGTGCAACGACAGGTCATCGAGCTTGCCGGTGTACGGAACGGAATTGCCGAATTCCGTGATCGTCATCGTGCCCTGCGTGATCGTGAAGTTCGTTTCGGGCATCGTGCTGGTTTCCGTCAGCACCGTACCGGCCGAGGCCACATCGCTGTAGACGTTCCAGTGGAATGTGTCGCCCTTGCCCTTGCCCTGCGTCGCGGCGTCCTTGACGTCGGCGAACTGGCGGAACTTGCACAGCGGCTGCACGGCCATGCGCAGCACTTTGGACAGGGTTTCCGAGTACATGTAGCCACCAAGCGTGTTGGTGACCCAGATTTGACCGGCCATGGCGGGTCTCCTTTATCTCAAAAAGTTGATCAGCGGCCCGCCAGCGCCAGGCTTTGCCCGAGCCTGCGCGCCGCGATCTGACGGATCACGTCAGCCGGGTTCGAGGGCTCCGGCGCTTCCGCGCTTGGGGCTGCCACACTGGCCGGCGCGATGTAGTCTCGTGCGGCCTTCTGCTTCAACTTCTCGTCCCGTGATTCGCCTGCCCGGTCGGCTTGCTGGCGCCCTGGCGTCTTGCCCAGCGAGGCATACACCTCGCTCGCCGATTCGAGCATGGCCACGTGACGAGGGGTTCCCTCGGCGACGCGGGCATTGACCTTGATGGCGGTCAGCAGCTCGATGTCGGGATTGGCGATCACGTCGGGGTAGTCGCGCCGAATGGTTTCGAGAGCGGTATCGACCTCGCGAAGTTGCTGTACGCGCTGGGCGACCTCGTTGTAGTCGATCTGCGGCGCCGCAACCGGAGTAGGCGCCGCTGCGCCGCTCCACTGCTGCTCGAAGACCTTGACGAGGGCTGCCCGTGCGGCTTCTTGGTCGCCGGAGTAGATGGCGTCCAATGCCGCGCTGACCTGGTTTTCCACCTCGGCCGGAAGCTGCTTCCGGTCCGCGGTATCCCCCGGCGCCAGGTCGGTGCCGGTCTTGCTGTCTTCCTGTGCAGTGGGCGGTTGCGCTTGCTGCCTCTGCTGGGCTTCCCGCAGCAAACGGGTCGCCTCTTCCAGCCGCTTGTCGGCGGCCGAATTCTTCTGGAACGTGCGCAGGACCTCGTCGAGCGCCACATCCTGCTCGACTCCGTCCACCTTCACCCGCACCTTGCGCCCGGCCGGGTCGGAAATGACCTCGTCGGCCATCTGCGTCTGCAGCTGCTCGTCTTCCGGGGGCGGGGTCTCTTGCGGCACCCCAAGTTCAGCGGCGCGCTGCTGCGCTACCGCGTCCTCGATGGCCTGCAGTGCTGCCTCTCTGCGGCTCGACAGTTGCGCCACTGGCACGTTGCCCTCTTCCGTTCCTCTTTCCGGCACGCCCGTCAGGGTGGCGCCGGCATCATCCACCTGCATTTGTCTGTCCTTTACCCGTTATCAACCAGTTCCTGCTGCGCGTTGAGCCCCGCCTGGATCGCCTCGGCGAGCCAATACTGGATCGACTCGGCGCGGTGAATCACGTTCTGCAATGCCACGATACGCGGCGTGTCAGTAGGCGTCACGGTCTTCATCTCCTGAAGCGCCGCGTCGATTTCCTCTTCGGCTCGACCGACGAGATACTTCCCGATCGGCCCGGAGAGAAACCCCTCCACGTGCAGCCCGAGTGCTACCGCTGCTTCCATTTGTTGCACTTCGGTCATCCTGCACCACCCCCGCACAAGTGCACGCCGCGATCAACCATCGTTCTGTTCCGTCTCAATGCCCTGCCGCGGACTGTCGGCGACTGCCGGAAACATCGGGCTCGTGTTGCCGCTCTCGGGAACCTCGACTGGCCCGGTCTGCAGCGCCTCGGCAGCTGCCGGCGAAACCCCCGCCGCATCGGCGGCGTTGAACGGCAACCCTGGATCGACCCCTCGGGGATCCGGCACGGTGTACCCCTGCGCTTCGAGCACCTTGTCCGCGATCGGCGCGACTTGCGGCGCCAAAGAGATGCTCTCCGCCGTCTGGATTGCCGAGTACGTTGCCGAGACCCCCTCGGCAACCTTCCTGGCCTTGATGTACTCGACTTCCGCCAGCAGCTTTTCGACGGTGGCGTCGACGACCGCCTGCGGGTGTTTGGCTTCGAGTTGCTGCTGCAGCTTCTCCAGCTGCGCGCGCAGGCTCTCGACTTGCGCATTTTCTGTCTCGCGGAAGAACCGCCCGCCGTTCTTGTAGCCGAGCGCGCCGAAAATCTCCTTGATGATCTCGTCGGGCGCCACGCCGTAGCGCTCCAGGATCGAATCCGCCAGCGCCTCCTTGACCCCGCGCACGCCGGTTAGCAGGTTGTTTATCTGGTTCGTCGGGCTGGTCGTCCCCATGCCAACATCGACCGTCAGCACCACCTCGGCGAGCAGCAGTTCGTCCGTCACATGGTCGAGACCGAAACGCTCCAGGCGTGCCCGCTTGCCTGCGAGTGCCAAGACTGTCTGGTCCGTCTCCCAGGCCTGTTCAAGCAGCACGAGTTGCCGCAAGACCGGCTCAACGAAGGTTTCGGTGAAGGTCTTCAGTCGGTAGTTGGCCAGCTGGTTGGAGCTCTCGGTCAGCATCTGCATGCCGCCGACGGTCTCGTTCATTCGCCGGTTGCTCTGTACGCTCGAATTCGAGAAGGACCCTGCGATTTCGTCGAAGTCGAGGTTCAGCCGGTCCTGCTCCTGGTAGCTGCTCGCGGTCACATCCGGCGTGTCGACGACCCGCACATCCCCCTCCGGGTCCAGCATCAGCGTCACGCTGCCGGGCGTGTTGCGGGTGATCGAGCGTAAATCCACCTGCCGGTTGCGCTTCACGAAGTAGCGCTTGTTCAGGACCATGCGGACGTTGTCCATCCGCTGATTGGTCAGGTCGTTGATCTCCTCCTGCACCGCCCGGGTCAGGCGCACCGCAGAGGGCTTGTACGCCCGGTGCGCTTCGATCACCGACACCCCCAGGACGTAGGGCCGTTTCCTGTGCGCGTACAGACTCGACAGCGGCACCGGCGGCGACAGCAGAACCCGGTCACCCAGCGTGTAGTAGCACCAATCGACCCCGTGCTCCTCAACGACGTTGTGATGCACCCAGACGATGCTGTACTCCGTCGTCGCCTGCACATTGCGCGCGTCCGTGGCCCCCTCCTCCCGCACAACCCGTGTGTTGTCGTACGCTTGCGAAGACGCCTGCAGCTCGGAGTCGGGCACCGGGAACCACTTCGGGAGCGCTCCGTCCAGTCCCGTCCGCATCCGCCGCTTCACGTCCTTCAGGTACATCGGGATCAGCTCGATCAGGTACGGTGATGTACCGATCGGGTCGGCCCAACTGGCGGCCGGATCGAAGCGGAAATTCTCCAGCGGCACCAGTCGGATGCTCGGCCGGTCCAGTCCCTTGCCTTCGTCGAACTCCCAGTCCAGATGCGCCAGCGCTGCCCCCGTCACCAGTGCGTCCTGAAACGCGCCGATCAGCAGGGGAAACCACGGGAGGGTTTTCTGCAACCGGTGTTTCAGCAGTGCCCGCATCGTCTCGNNCCGTCAACCGGACGGACGATGATCGGGTCCATTGTGCTGAAGTACGCTTGCGCTGCGATCGCTTCGAGCTGTCGCACCGTCGCCCGCGTCTTCGGTCGAAACAGCCGGGACCGCGCGCGGTACGCGTCGGACAGGTAC